GCAACGCACAAGTCCTTAGAGATAAACCGTACGGAGCTGAGTTACAATTTAACATCCAGCAAATGGATGATGTACGCACGGAAGCTGGTAGAGTTGCTATAACCTTTGAAGATGACTCTACGGTAAAACTAACTGAACATTCTAAACTGGTCATAGATGAATACATCTACGACCCAGACCCATCTAAATCAAAAATGGCCTTGAAGTTTGCTAGTGGTACAGCAAGGTTCATTACAGGCAAGTTCAACAATAAAGAAGGAATCTCTATTCGCACGCCAAGTGCTGTTATTGCAATTCGTGGGACGGATTTCACCGCGACTGTAGATGAGTTAGGTAGAAGTTTAGTTATATTGCTACCAGATGAAAATGGCTTATCTAGTGGGGAGATAGTTGTGTCTACAGGAATGGGTAGTGTCACTCTAAACAAACCATACCAGGCAACCACTGTATCTGTATTTGAAAACAACCCCACAGCTCCCGTGCAGCTGGACATTACATTAGATCTAATCGACAACATGCTAATTGTAAATCCACCTAAGCAAACAGAAGAATCTTTAGAACAATCACAAACCCAATCTTCTGCTGATTACTTAGATTTTAACGACTTAGATATAGATTTTCTTAACGAAGATTTTTTAGATGCAGAGGCAGACCTTGAGTTTACTGAGCTAGATATTAATTACTTAGATGTAAACTTCTTAGAAGATTTGCTTAACGTATTGGATGCACTAGCTATATCAAAAGAAGAAGACCAACTTAAGCAGGGGGGTGTAGGTATTCGTATTGTAGGCACAGAGATAGGCCAAGACAAAGACACACAGATAACTACTATAGTTTCAGGACAAGTTATAAACCTTACAAGAACGGTTAGTCAAAGTGCTAAACTAACCCTAGATGGGTCTGGTAGTTATACAATAATACTTATACAAGATGGTGTTTCTAATACAGTTAAGGTTAATGGTGGCTCCTCAACAACAATAACAATTAAACAAGGGACAGGATGAGAAAAATACAGTTTGGAGTTTTGTTAGTGTTGCTTAGCTTACCTTTAGTTTATTCAATAACTCCATTAGAACTAATTAAACTTAAAACCTTTGATGCGTTAGTGCCTGAACAACCCCCCTCAGACTACTTTACGATATTAAATATTACAGAAGAAGATATTACTAATGAGGGTGGTTATCCTTTATCACGTCAGACTCTTGCACAAATACATATAAATCTTTTACGTAAGGGCGCTATCGGTGTTGGGTGGGTTATGGCTTTTCCACAACCTGACAGGTTTGGGGGTGACTTTGAGTTTATGGAAGCACTCTCCTTCTCCCCAAGCGTACTTGCTATGTTTGAAAATAACACGAACGAATATCCTCCGACCACGGGCACGGTCATACTCGGTGACGGGACAGGTGGCATTCCAGCAGAGGGTGTAATACAAAATATAGAAGTACTAAAAAAGAATGCTAGCCAAGGGATTGCAGTTGCTAGAACCGATATTGATAACTTAGTGCGTAGGTTGCCCTTACTTATGCGTACTCCTGATGGGTGGGTTCCTGCATACGGCACAGAAGTTCTTAAGATTTTAGCAGGTGCAGACACTTATGTTATAAGATCCAGTGATGATGTAATACAAGAAATACGAGTTAAAGGACTCCCACCAGTCAAAACAGACAATTTAGGGCGTAAGTGGATAAGTTTCGTGAATACCCCACAGACTAATCTTGCTGAAATGGACGTAGAAAATAAGTTTGTATTTGTTGGATTTACTGCAAAAGGCATATCTCCGCAAGTAGCTACGCCTGTAGGTTTGTTAGAGCCACATAAAATACAAGCAGCTTTAGCTGAATCTATACTTATACAAGATAGTCCGTACATACCAGACTATTCATTTGCTGTAGAGTTCTTAATTTTTATAGTTGGAGTACTGCTTATTTGGGTCTGCTTACATGTTTTTGGGATTACGCTAGGGCTTGTAAGCGCAGTATCTGTACTATTACTTACAGCAAGCTACGGATTCTACACAATAAGTAATGCAGTTCTTATAGATGTAACTTGGGCTCTTATATCACAATTTATAACAGCTACAGTAGCTTTTTACTTACGTTTTAGAGAACAGTACAAACTACGACAACAGATTAAAAAACAATTTGAACATTATTTAGATCCTAGGCAGGTAAAGGCTCTGCAATCTGATCCCAGTTTACTTAGGTTAGGAGGAGAAAAAAGAGTTTGCACGTATTTATTTACAGATGTCCGTGGATTTACTGCAATGAGCGAGAACATGGACCCTGAAGATGTAACAAAAATTATGAATAAAGCACTTACTATGCAGTCAGATGCGGTTAAAAGGTATGGTGGGATGGTAGATAAGTATATAGGAGATGCAATGATGGCTATATTTAACGCACCTCTTGACTTACAAGACCATGAGAAAGCAGCAGTGCTTTGCGCACAAGAGATACAAAAAGAATTTAGGGAGTCGGACATTGGAGTTTCAATTGGAATCGGTTTAAATACAGGCGAATCGGTGATAGGCAACCTAGGTTCCTCTACTAGGTTTGATTACACAGCTATAGGTTCTGCTGTAAACATTGCAGCCAGGTGTGAATCAAGTTGTAAGACTGTGGGTGTAGACTTAATTATTGCAGAAGCAACTGCGAAAGCATGTGGTATGCAGTTAAAGGTTTTAAAACCTATAGAAGCGAAAGGTATCACAGAACCTTTGAAAATTTATACTTTATAGGTAAAATAAAAAGATCATTATAGGAGTAAACTATGGCAGGAAGAATAAAAACAGGCCCTAAAGAAGGAATGGTAGGCGATATGAAAGTATCAGAATACCAGATGAAACCAAACGTACCTAACAGCGCTAACGATATGATGCAAGACCCTATGCAGACTAGGATGCAGCTAGGAATGATGCCTTCGTTAGGCGACCCTATGAAAGACTACAAGTCTTACTAAGGAGTAGATATGATAATAACTTCAACTACTAGCGGAGATAAAGATTTAGTTTGGGAACTAAATGATAAAGGTGAGCACGTAGTTACCTTGTACCAAGTGCCGACTAAAGATGGAGAAGCTCCCACCAAACTAAAATCAATGAAACTTAAAAATGGCTAGAACTAGAAAAAAACCTTCTATGAAGGTAAAAAAGAAAAGTCTAACTAAGCGTCAAGACGCAGCTATGAAGCGTCACTCAAAACAGCATACGGCTTCTCATATGAAATATATGAAACGTCGTATGTTAATGGGTGATAACTTTAGAGCCGCTCATAAAAAGGCGCAAAAGCAAGTAGGTAAGTAACATGGCTCGTAACTATCGTGCTGAATACGATAGATATCAAGGCAGTACAAAGCAGAAGAAAAGACGGGCTGCTAGAAATAAAGTACGTAGAAAAATGATACGTAGTGGCAAGGCTAAAAAAGGTGATGGTAAAGATGTACATCACATTGACGGGAACCCTTTAAACGATTCTCCAAAAAATATTAGAATGGAATCTAAAAAGTCTAACAGATCTTTTCCAAGAACTAGAACAGCTCGTAAAAAAAGGAGATAAAATGGCAGCTAAGAAAAAGAAAGCTACAAAAAAGAAAAGTGGAGCTAAACCTACTAACCCAGCTTTATATTCAAGAGTAAAAGCGGAAGCTAAGCGTAAGTTTAAGGTATATCCTTCGGCATATGCCAATGGCTGGCTAGTGCGTACATACAAGAAAAGAGGTGGAGGCTATAGGTAATGGCTAAACCTACTGGCGGACTAACTGCATGGTTTGGTAAAGGTTCTAAAGGGGACTGGGTGGACATTGGTGCACCTAAGAAAAAAGGCAAATACCAAGCATGTGGACGTAAGTCAGCTAGTAAAAGTAAACGTAAGTACCCAAAGTGTGTACCGCGTTCTAAAGCTAGAAGTATGACAGCAGCACAAAGAAAGAGCGCTGTCAGAAGAAAACGTAAAGCAGGTAACCCAGGAGGTAAGCCTACAAACGTGCGTACTATTGCGCGTAAGAAGAAGACTACCCGTAGGCGTAAAAAGAAATAACTATTGGTTTCTTACTTGTTTTATAAGTTTAGCTAAGTACCACTCAGCTTTATGTAAATCTTCAATACCGTTTTTTTCTCTATGCCTTGTAATATACTTAATAATATTACCTTCAAGGTATCCTAGATCGTGGGCAAGTATGTAATCTGTAGTTTCAATTGATTTATTGTAGTAAGGCGGATTGATTTTATCCGACATTTTAACCTCCTGTTGTAAGCACACTGGTTAATTTATCTATATATTCATCAAACTCGTATGCTTGTTCTAAAAATTCTTTAACTGTAAAAAATGTTTTGTTTATTTCCTGTGTCATTACAATCTTATCTGCAGCTCCGACTACTACGTAAGCAGGCACACTATGACTTATAGCTTTGTTTAACCACTCTTTTTGTTGAGTAGATGTATTAATTGGAATTTTAGATGTTAGCTTCACAGGAATCTTTTTTTGATATTTGTATTCTACAAACACGCAGCCAGCCAGGCCGCTGTAGTATACGTCAGGTACGCCTCCGTGGTACGGATCATTGATTTTCCAACGATATATCTCTTTGGAGAGCGCTTTGTGGATCTTTGCTATAAATGTTTTTTCGATCACCGACCGAAGTATAGCACATAGAAAAGTGCATACATGGTGCGACAGCCTGTGACGCACCATGTAACACAAACATAATATTAAGCTGAAGCTTTAACACCCGGAAGTGTTTCATAGACAGATTTAGCGAAAGCATAATGATCTTCGCTTACCCATCCTTGATTTTCAACTGAAATATTATAGAACGATTTACCCGTTCTGTTTTGAGTAGGAGCAGAAGACATTGTCCATACAGACGCAAATCTATCTCCACCTAAACGCATAATTTGAGTGTTCCACTCTCTGCTTACACGAAGCTTTGAACTGGCACAGTCAAATATAAAAGGCGTTTTGTCTACTTCACCCGTTTTTTCATCGATTCTAATCAATGTATGTGAGTGAGTTTGGGTAATCTCATGCTCTTCAACATCTTTGCCATCTGCTTTTAAAGCATCAACAGCTTCGACTTGAGAAGCAAAGGTACCAAATAGACCGCCACCTTTTTCTCGTTTTTTCCAAACAACGTATTCGTCCCTGAAGTAAACGTTAACAACGTTTATCTCACTTCCGTATATTTCGTTGGTTACAGTATTAAAGAAGTCACCAATTTTGGCTCCTTCTAAGTAATCACTGTGGTTTGGATCAACCTCGTTTGAGCTACTTTGCAGTTGCTTTACACGAGGAGTTTGTAAGTGTTCTGCGGTAATACCTTCATTACCAAGACCACTACCCTTTTTTATATGAGCGGGCATCTCATTCGCTTTTATAGCTATATCGTTCATTGTACGTACTCCTTGTTTCATTGATATAGTTACTACTTAGACCTGAAATTAATTCGGGTCAACTCAGTTGGCTCAACACCTGGAACCTCTTGTCCCATCTGTTGGAGCTCTCTGTAAGCGGTTGCAGACATACGTTTTTGCAATAACTCAAATTGATTTGTATCAATTATGTATTGGTGAACGCTGTCCCAATCGTCTACAGTTGGTACAATTTCTTTTTTAATTGAAACTGTACACACATCATTCCCAATCCTATCCACTCCTTGGTTTTCAAGATTAAGAATAATTCGGTTTTCTAACTCATTGATTGATTGTTTAAGAGTTTTTTCTTGCGATTGCAACTCTCTCAATGATTCTTTTGAGTTATTAAGATCTTTTAGGAGATCATCCATAGTTAGTTCTGACATTAGTGTTTTACCTCCTGTTGGCTTTCTATTGTCTCTATTAAAGTATCAATCATGACTGATGCGGCCTCAGCGGCGCTTTTAAGTAAGTCATGGGCTCTTTCTGGAGTATTAAGTTCTTCAGTAGAGCCATACGTATGCGCAGCTTCAACTTCTGCCATAGCAAAAATTAAAGCAGTCGCAAGTATTTCATTATCAACTAAAGACAGTTCTTGTATCTTTAGTTTTACATCTTCAGCTAGCAATTCAATTACTTGTTTTTTTGACATTATTCATCTCTGATAAAATATGTAGTAAGTTTTCCATTTTGCCTAACTTACCATCTAGTTTTTTGTATACATGTTTTTCCCAGGTATCTTTAGCTGCAATCAAAATAGTTTCAGTCTTTTGAGTTTGGCCTGCTCTATGTATACGACGATTAAATTGTTGGAACTGCTCAGCGCTGTACGTAGGAGAACACCAGATGGCAGTCGTAGCTTTTGTAAGTGTAAGCCCATGTGACGTAGATTGCGGGTGGGCGAACAATACTTGTATATGTCCAGCCTGGAAGCGTTGTACGATGTCCTTACGTTTATGTGCAGGGACAGAACCATCAATTAAGTCATATGATATCTTCTCTCGTTCTGCAATAGCGATCAACGAATCACGCTCATGCTTCCAATTGTAGGCAACTAACGAGTGCTTACGTTGTGATACAAGCTGCATAACTAGCTCATATCGTTCGTTATGTAATAAAGTAGCATTACCATCTTGATCATACACGGCCCCTGAAACTAGTTGTAATAACTTTTTAACTCTAGCTGCAGCGTTGACTGCGTTGATGGTCCCTTGTTTTGTATACAAGACGGACTCTTCTGCCAAGATGTTGTACATCTTTTGGACAGCTGGTGTAAGCTTTGTATACATAGTTCTGACATTGTTGTCTGGAAGATCCATACAGTCTTCAATTGCGTGTCGTATAGTTATATCTGATAGCTGATTAGCTACAACAGCTTCAATACCGGGTTTGTCTATCCACTCATTAGCAAAGCCATTGAATTTAGGTGTACAAACCTGGTGCCTAAAAGACCAAAATCTTTGACCTAGTCGTTTACCGTCATCTACTAGTAATGTTGGATGCCATAGATCTAAAATAGTATTACTATTAGGAGTACCAGACATAGCAATTCTATTATCAAAATGATGGATAATAGACTTGAGGTTCTTTGAGCGTTTGGCTTCTCTATTTTTGAAAGCAGTAAATTCGTCAAGGACGATGGTATTAAACCTGCTAAGTAATAATGGATTTTTATGTAAAAAGTTAACAGCTTCGAAGTTAGTGATGACGATGTCGTAACTGGTGTCTTCGAAGATTTTTTTTCTGTTTTTGGCATATGCAACTCCGTATTTTAATTTTGGTGTAAACTTTATTATATCTTCTACCCAAGAAGCTTCAAGTATAGATAACGGTGCAAGTACCAACGTAGCTCCTAGTTCAGGATCTATAGCGTCTAATACTGCACGTGTTTTCCCAGTACCTGGATCTGATGTAATCAGACAGCGGGAGTTAGAATTGATAAAGTTTGTAGTTTCAATTTGATGCTGATACGCATCCTCGATAGAGATCGTGTCCATAGTTCACCTTTCTTAGTTCGTGTTTCATTTTTCGTTGTATGTAGTTATTTTACCACAGAGTTACTTAAAACTCCACTCGCATACTGGATGCTCTCCTTTTCCATATGAACACCACTTACAGTTGTATTGAGATGGATTAGGTGTAAATCTAGTCGCGGTAGTTAAGTTTAAAGCTCGCTCTTGTAGTTTTGGCATAAACATCATAGCTTCAGCTCTTGTGTATACTTTTTCAAGAGTGCCACCATGATCTAAATACCAAAATTCTGTGTTAAGACTTTCTAGTTCAGGATATCTAAAGAAGGTAGCTATTGCATACACAAGGCCCTGCTGGCTATGTGCAATTTCATTTCCAAATTGTCTTCCTGTTTTGTGATCTATTACACGAGCTGATGTATCTGACTCATGTAATATTGCATCGAGTTTTACTCGAGCCCAAACATTAGGAGCCATCCAATCACAAGCTTCCCAGTCTATTGTAAAACCCCATTCTCCTTCTAACTCAACATTGCTTTCGGCATATTGATCTCTAAGTAAGGAGAACTGAGAGCTGAATTTTTTTAAAGAGTCTGGTAATTCACCTAACTCTGCTTTTACATAGGCTTCAGCTTCTTCGTGTATGCGTGTACCACGTGCTGCTGCTTCGCCATAGTCTTCTTGTACTTTTTTTACTTTACTAATATAAAGCCTGTACTCGCAACCTTCATAAGTTTTTAGAGTAGAGTATGACCAAGCCGGTATAAGTCCCAGCTCCTCTGGTTTGTCCGATGCTATGACATTGTCAAGATCTGGACGAGTGTCCTGTAAGTAGTTTTTCAAAATTACTTAGATAATAGTTTTAAATCTTTTTCTTCGAAATGTTCTTTTATAAGAGTTTCTTTAACATTATCGTCAAGTTTCCAACTTATTACAACCCCCCTGGGTATGCTGGCGTTTTTGTTAGCAGATACTCTTTTTCTTTTTATTAGTATATTTTGCCTAGACATTGCTTTAGAAAAGTCTCTTTGAGACAACTTATTGCGACTATCGGTAAGGACATCATAGACTACTTTAAAATGTTGCATTGGTATAACAGTGTCTATGCCTACTTTAGAGACCCAGTCTTTAATGTATCTTTGCGCTGACGCTATAGAGCCTGCGTCAAAGGTATTTGTAATCTCTATATCTAGTATCTCAATAAAATATTCAAGGTTCTTTTCTTTGATTGCATGTGCAAACTCTTCTAATACAGACATAGAGATCTGTTTCATTTGTTGTTTAGCTTCGTTTTCTAGTGCTGTATGAGCCATACGATTATCTACCTGGAAGGTTTGTAATACACCAGCAAAGTAATACAGTTCTTTTGTTAGATCTTCTAAATTGTCTAACAGTTCAGGTATAACATTTTGTAGTTTACTTTCTTGCCGGGGCCCTACGTTGTAACGTCTGTCTCCTTCTTCTATACGAACTGCATCTCCTCTGTTAGTGAGAAAGATGAAGTTACAAAAACTTGGTAGCTCCACCTGGTTTGTACGCATAGCCCGAATAGTAAGTGTAGGCTCTGTAACTTGATGCTTAAGCTTATCTGCCATCTTATTTGTATTAGATGAGTCGCTCATACGAAATTCATCTACAACTAAGAAAAGCGCTGTACGCATGTATAAATTAAATTGTTCTTCTATATTTTCTAAAGAACGCATAGGAACTTGCGATTCCCCAAACAGAGGCTTTAGTATTCGGTGTACAAACAAACCTTTACCAGTGCCGGGTACGCCTGTAAATATCCATGCGGTCATGGTCTTTCTTTTGTTTTGATATATGTAAGCCAACCAATTAATAAAATGT